TAGCTTTTTTAACCTCACTTCATTTACTTCATTCATGTAAGCAATTTCAATATCCTTAGTTCCTTTGTTATATTTTTTTGCTAAGGCTAATCGACGTTTATATTTTTCTTCAATAGCATTAATTTCCTGTTCCTCTTCGGTCATAATCATTTCCTTATTCTGCTGTGTAGCTTCTTTGATATAACCGTTTAACTCCTCTAAATTTTGTTTATATTTCTGTGTCGCTGCTGCTTTTTTTGCATCTGCTTTTGCTTTGGCTTCGGCTGCCTTTGCCGCCTTTTTTTCTGCTTCCGTATTATCCTTAACAACTGCACCTTGAGTTTGAGCATTTGCAATTTGTTTTTCAATATCTGCATCCATTTTATCAAGGGCTGCAATTTGTTTATTTAAAGCATCAGTAGCTTCATTTGTTCTTATTGTAGCAGCTTCATTTGCGTTAGCAAAACCTATTATTCCGTTTGCAGCATCTTCACCATAAGTAATACCTCCAATTTCAATACCCAAAAGACTAAACTCTTCTTTTGCCGCTCCGGTAGCTTGCTCCATTTGTTTAGTTATAAGATCTGTATAGGTTTTTTCTCTTAACGCCTGTATAGCCTTTGCCTGTGCTTGTAATTTTAATAGCCCTATATTTTTCGTTAATGCCGTATTTATTTGCTGTATTGAACTTTTTTCTGCGTCTATATTTGATAATAAACCAGGATATTGAGCTTGAAATTCTTTTACTTTTCTAATTTTTTCCTCACGCGAAAGGTTTTCATCATTTAATTGTTTTGTCAATTTATCGGCCGCGCTTACTTCTTTACTTATTGAAGCAATAGCTTCTCGCATAACATCTGTTGAAAGTTTTTGAACCATATTATTTTGATGTATTCCTTCGGTCAATTTATCCCAATTAGCAATTAATAACCCTAATCCTGTTACAATTAATCCAATACCCGTAACCGCGAAGGCTTTTCCTGCCCTTGATAAACCTTGAAAAGCGGTCATTCCTTTACTAAAAAATGCCGTAAATCCTGCTTGTACTTCTGTTAATTTATCGCCTATTGCACCTAATGTTTCAAGTGATTGTGAAAGGTTCATTAAGGCCGTTAAACGCATTAAAGACTTTTGTACGTTTTCACTTTCCACTCCAAACAAAGCCATTGACGCCTCAACACCTTGAAAGGCCGCTACTCCAATTTGTCCCGCGTTTGCCATGGATCCGGCTAAATTTTCCATTGCCGAACCTGCTGTTGCTTTTACAACCGCCTGCGTGTCTTGTATTTGGTCCTTTAATTCACCGGCTCTTTGTGTCATTTCTTGAAAACGTGGATCTGTAGTTTCCATGTTTTGCAATTCTTTGACTAATTGACGTAATTCAGTCTTTAAATTTCGTGTTGCACCTTCATAATTACCTACGTTTCTTTGGTGTTGACCTACGGTTGCGTCAACTTCTTTAAGCTGTTTATCCAGAGCCGTAATGGTTTTTAATAAATCCTGAGCCTCTTGTGTGTTTGTTTGGTTGGTTACTGCTAAATCCTTATACGCTTTACGTGCTTCATTGAGTTGTTTGCTTAATTTAGCGTAGGCACTTGACTCACTTTGTGCTAATTTAGCCGCTTTTTCCGCTTCTTTGTTGGCTCTTGCCTGTTCCTGGGCCTTTAATTTCTCGAGTTTAACAATTTCCTGTTCTGCTTTTATTCTTTGTTGGTCCGCCTGCGCTTTTAGTTTTTCAATTTCTACGCTTTGCTTCATTAATTTGTTAGCCTCTTCACTTATTGCCGTGAATTGTTTTAACTGAGCCGTTGAAGCCTGGGTATTTGCACTTAATTCATTCTTTAAACCTATTGCAGTGGCCTTAATTTCAGACTGTAATTCGTTAAAAACTGCAAGTGTTTTCGTTGCCGAATCACGAACCCCTTTAAATAAGTCCTCTTGTTCAAATAAATCACTGCTACTAATTTTTTTTGCCATCGTTTTGCGCTTTTATGTACCTTTCGTATTCTTTTTGTAAGTCAAAAAACTCCCTTACTGTTATTTCTTTTGGTTTTATCCACTGACCTAACCACTTCGATAAGTGAATTAAGGTCTGTTCAATTGTTATCCCCGTTCCTGCAGTCTTAATTATGTTCTCCAACCGCGTTTGCTCCATTTCAATTAGGGTTAATTTAAACCTATCCCCTGTTATCACGTATTCAAGTTCTTCCAATGCCTTCTTTTTCATCGTTTGAAGTATCTTTTCGTGAACCTTTCCAAGTCCATATTCTTTTATGAACTGATCGTAAATATTTTCCCACGCTTCAATGTCTTTTTCTGGGGAGCCATTTAAATGCGTTCTAACGTACTTTAATTCCCCTGCTAAACATTTTATCCAATTATACAACGGCAGTTCGTCAATCGCCTTGTAATATCCTTCTAACCTCTTTGTCGTATCGTTCAAGTAATTCGACTCTGAGTTTTTCCTTGCTTTCTTCCGTGAGGCCAATAATGCCTTCGCCAAATTTTGTAAATAAGTTATCATTTTCTTTGATTGGGTCCGCGTCAACTTCAAAGAAGTCTTTGCCTAACAAAATTACCATACTTTTGTAAAATTCGCCCGTGTCAAATAAATTATAAGGTTCACCTTCCTTTTTTCTACCTCCCGTTAGTTCCTCCGTATACGCCGAATAAGTACCTATTACCCGGCCCGTTTCATCAACTCCCTTTTCAAATAACTGATCCTGCTGTATGTATTCAACTATTATTTTGTTTTGTAGGTTTTTATCACTAAATACCCTTATCCATACCTCCGCAGGTTTTAAATAGTTCACCGTGTGGTTCAATAAGTTAGTAATTGCTTCCATGCGTTCAAAGGTAAAAAAAAGGGCCGAACATTTCTGAACGAACCCTTTTTCCCAAACAAAGGCGTTTGTATTACGCAGCCGTGAAGGTTACCGAACCAATAAACCCGGCTTTATTTACGCTTAATGTGTAGCTATCACCCGTGTTGAATGCAGCCAAAACAGTATACGTTCCTGCAGGCGACTCAGAAACACCCGTAATTGCGAACGGAGCCGCGTTGGTGTTGTCATATAAATCGAAATCAGCCAATACCGCACCTTGAAATAAGATAGGGTTTAATGCAGTTCCATAATCAAATGAAGCTGTTGCTACAAATTGCCCTGGCGTTGCAGGTAATACCTCTACTAAATTCACATCAATCAATCCAGAAAGTGTATTGAAGTCAATACCCGCTTCGGTTGAAGTAATCATGTACATAGTTGAATCGTCAAATAAACGATCGAAATCAAATGTTAACATAATTTTTTGTACTGTTGAATCCGTAGCGAACATGAACGTAGGGTTCCATGACTGCTCGTCTACAGGTACCGGGTAAAGGTAGTTACCTACTTTTGAACCGATTAAATTACCTGTTACGTCAATAATGTACACTCCAAATTCTACGCATCGACCCGCCTTCAATTTCCCTAACAAAGTTGGTGTTGAGTCTTCACCCCATAACTCTCCAGAAAAAGAACGCTTACCTTCGCGAAGAAACGCCATACGTCCGCTGTTTGCTTCTTCAAATTGGCTTTCTGCTTTTGGCAATTCCACGTTCTCAAAACCTGGTAACGGGAACCAACGCTGTGAAGCATCTGTTGCGTTAACTAAGTTTGCCCACGTTGGAAGCGGTGCAGTTAAGTCAATTCCGTTTAAATTTCCACTATTGTCCTTCAAAGGAACCATAATGAACTTCGAGGTAACGCTCTGAATAGGAACGCACCCCGGTCTACCTGTGTTGGATAAACCAACGTTACAATTACATCCTGCCATTTTTTCTATTTTTTAGCATTTACAATTTTCTTTATACTTCGTTAATTTTATTCTTAATTCAACGCCGCTTAAATTGGCGTCTAAAATATTTGAAAAATAACCATTCGTTTGCTCGGTTCCGAACCTCGTAAAATTGATTATGTCATAACCCTCCAAAGTTTTGTATTTACGGTCTGAATTAACTATCTTAATAAACTCATCCGCTAATTTGCTCATCGGTACCACTACGTTGTCAATATGATCCTTCGTATAGTAATTCGTTACGTCAGTTTCATCTAAGAAAAAAATCCTTAAATCACTTTCCCAATCGTAAACGCTTTCCCTTCCATACTTTTGGTATCTAACATCGTGTAGCAACCATACCAACGGCGTCTTTTGCGTTAAGTCTGGCGTTACAATAGTCCATTCACGGTTTGCAGCTATTTGGGTGCCAGGGACGAAATAAGGCGACGCAAGTGTAATAACTCCATCTATAACCCCGGCTTTTATCCATTCGTCTGTTTCTATTTCAGTAATTAAAAACTCCGCATTAACGTCGTCTTTTATCGTTTTACCTACTCTGGCCCATTTAGTATTGCACGTCGTTGTATAGCCTGCTACGGGTAAATATATGCCTGTAATCGTGCTGTCAATTTGTGCAACTAAATCCTCAACGGCCTGTGAAACATCTTTTGTCATAACCAATATGCTGTTAATTTTGGAACCCCTCTGAATTTTCTGTAATCCCCTATTCCTACGTAAGTAAGTTCAATAGTGGCATCGTTATTCCCACCTGGTAGTGTTAACGTATCGCCAATTACATAGTTTTTTCCAGGATCCGTAACCGTTACCGTGTCAACTATTCCCGTACCGTCCTCGGTAATATCCACTTTTAGGCCCGTTCCGCTTCCGCCTGTTACTGCTACATTCGTTTGATTTACATACCCAGAACCCCCGGAAGTCAAATTAAAATTAATTACTTGTCCTAACGAGGGTGCAGTGGTATATTTTATAAAATCACGAATGGAATTATAACTACGTATAGCCTCATTATAGCGCGTGTACATCATTGAAAACAAAGTGTTTGCTACGTCGCTATTTTCTGCCTTTGGTTTCACATTACCGTATGGCGTCATTTGGTTTACGAGGTCTTTGGCATACTCAAAATATATAAAACCTTTTAGCATTTCTTTTATTCCCTCTGAGTCAATTTGGTTTACGCCTTCGTATATTCCATTGAAATAGTAGAAATTGTATCCTAAATCCTCGCTTAAAGGGTTAAATAATATTAAGAAATTCGGGCTTTGAGGAACGTTACTAAGTAGATCCGCATTAAAATCATTGTATAACGAAACGCCAAACAATTCTTTTAAATAACGCGGTTCGTATCTGTTTATGTAATCCTGCAATTTTGCAGTGTCGTACATTCCCGTGCTTAGTTGGTATTTTCCTGTAAAGTCCGAAGGTGCTAAAATCATTTTTTATTTTTTTAAGTGTCCGTAACCTTTATTAATTAGTATTTCAGCAGTGGCACCCTTCATTCTCCATACCTTACCTTTTGGTAGTGTGTGAAAATTACCGTTGCCTATGAACTCGTATTCTGCGTTGGGATCCAATTTAACCGCTTCTGCTTTCACTTCTGCAGGTTGTTGGGCCTCAAC